TACCAGTTAAATAAACATCCTGTGCTCCATAAGCTACTAATTGAAGAAGACCACCACCCATTTACGCTATATTCTTTATACTATTAGAGGAGAAAAAAATATGAATTAAATGTATGTGTTAATATATTTATTATATAAAAATTAATATTAATAATTCTATTATAAAGATGTTCAAAGAAAAATCATCAAAAAAAAAATATATTTCTGACAACAATGAGGTTTTTACATTAGATGCAATGCATAATAATATTATAAAGAAATTTGAGATTACAAACAAAGACAAAGAAAACTACAAAATATTATTGGGCGACTTTGAAGTTCAATCAAACCTTATTATGGAGAATATTGAAATATTAAAAAATATACAAGATAAGGAGTATATAAATAATCTATGGAGTAGCAATATTATTATAAGAGAGAAAATTATTGAGCTTAAGAATAATATTAAAGAGTTAGAAACATATAATGAGGTTGAATATTATAAAAATACAAGTTATATATTATTTCAATATTACGATACAGTCGAAAAGCAATCAAATATAAGTAACCCTCATGCATCTATATCAAATGGTGTATGTATTTCTTCAAGTGAATTATTAAGCAGGCAACCAAAGATATATAAAAATGATTCGAAGAAAAAACGTTCATCCGTATCTGCAACAACAATTAATGTTTTAGATGCGCTTAATAATTTAAATATAGAAACGAATGCGCCAAATAATAGTGATATTGCATCAAATAATGGTGATAATGCAGATAATGCAGCAAATAATGCAGATAATGCAGCAAATAATAATACATATATTAAGGATACATTTATTGATAAAAGTTCTCTTGTTGATAAATACATGTCTATAATAAATAAGAAATATGTTAGAAATGTCGAAGATGAAGACATCGAAATATGTAAAAATTGTAAGAATCAAATGACCTGTTTACAACATGACGCAATAATTATTTGTAATATTTGCGGGTACCAAGAATTACTTCTTGTCGAACAAAATAGGCCTATATTAAAGCAAAATACGAAGGATACATCACATTTTAGTTACAAACGAATTAATCATTTTAGAGAATGGTGTAACCAAGTTCAAGGCAAAGAAAGTACAGATATTCCTGATGAAATATTTGAAAAAATTCTTACAGAAATAAAAAAAGAGAAGATTTTAGATACTAAAACGATTACATATAATAAAATGCGGGATATTCTTAAACGCCTCCGAATAAATAAATATTATGAGCATATAAATTATATTATTAATAGAATTAATGGTATACCTACGCCGCAATTCAGTCAAGAACTCGAGGATAAATTATGCAATATGTTTAGAAATATTCAAGCACCGTTTTTAAAACATTGCCCGAAAGACAGGAAAAACTTTTTATCGTATAGTTATGTATTGTATAAATTTTTTCAAATATTAGGTTTGAATGAATATCTTAAATATTTCCCATTATTAAAAAGTAGGGAAAAACTATATGTCCAAGATCAGATATGGAAAAAAATATGTGGCGAACTTAATTATGAAATAATACCTTCCTTGTAATTTTATAATTTAACATTAAAACCCATTAGGGAACCCAACCATTCTAAAACCGGCTCCTAAACCAACGCCTTGTCTTGCGCCAGATGAAACAGTAGGTGATAGTAAATCAAGAACAGAGAATGTGCATGCTGCTGTTAATGCAAGCATCCATATTTCACTCCAATCTAATTTATTATTAGGTAATATAAGTGCAACAAATGCAACGATGAGACCTTCAAAAGCATATTTAAGAAGTCTTATTACAACATCCCAAAAATCAACAGAATATTCCATTATATAACTATTATAATAATACAAAATATTTTTGCATACAAAGGTTAATATGTAAATAAAAAATATATAAGATTAATAATATATTATATTATTAGAAAGATATTTAAATGTCAGCAGAAGTAGAAAGTGTAAAATTAACAAGTGTTAAAGAGGTAGATTATCTGGATGAAGATAAACCGATTCGAACACAAAACTTTGCCCTATTGTCTTTTTTAAGTCCTGAAGATGTTTTGGTTAATAAGGAAGCATATATGTTCAGCAAATTCATTGCAAAGTTCAGCGATGATATGACTGCTCTACTAGATGGTATTTCAACAAAATATAGCGATTCAAAAGATTTTGTGGATTCAATGAAAGAGAATAATTCGTATATATTCAATCCTAAAGATATGAGTGAGCAATATGGGTTTTATAAATCTATTAACAATAATGAGCTTGAATCATCATATCATCGTGATAATAATTTTGTTACATCCATCAGAGGAATTAAAGTAAGAGGAGTATTTGATACAATTGAAGAAGCAAAAAATCGCTGCGAGTTTATTAAAAAGATTGATAATAAGTTTAATATATATATTGCACAGGTAGGTTGTTGGTGTCCTTGGTCTCCTAACCCCGAATGTTTAGAGAATCAAGAATATGCGGAAACTCAATTAAATACTCTTATGAAAGAGTACAAGAAAAATATGAATGACAAAGATGTTGTTTTTGAGAATAGAAAAAGTGCACTATTTTCAAATAATACTCCTGCAGCAGGCAACGATATTACAATTGTTGACGAACCTATTGCACGAACAGAAACGGATACACCGGTTGATACTGACGTAGTTACTTCGGCTGATGCGGTTGCTGATGCGGTTGCTGATGCGGTTGCTGATGCGGTTACTGATGCGGTTACTGATGCGGTTACTGATGCGGTTACTGATGCGGTTACTGCGACTGAACCTGAAGAGATTGAGATGTCGGAAGTTAAAAAGAGTATTGAACAAATTGATGGTTGGAGCTCACAAAAACTTGGTATTCAATAATATAATTAAATCTTATATTTTTTCTTATTTCTTAATATTAAAGAAATGAAAGCAATTGCAATATTTTTACTATTTATAGGGTCTATACTAATTATTCAAGGATATTATAGTAATAAATCAGTATGTAAGAAAGACAAGGTTATTGTTAAATATATACCTCGCAGTTCTTATGAGGAACAATTAAAGCCGGAAGAAAGTTTGCAAATATTTTATAAGAGTATGTTTGAAGACATTTTCTTGTATCCGCGTTAATATTTTATTTTTATCCTTAATATTATAGTAAATGGATATATTAAAAGATATTGAAAAAAGCTTTCTAAATATTAATATATACGATAAAGAAACTGATAGAAAGAATGCAAAGGACCCTTTTAATAACGCGAATGCTTTAAAAATAAATGAATTAAAAAAGAAAATAAATGAATATTTCAAAAAGAAGGATGATGAAAATAATATAATTTTACAAAAAAAAACAAAGTTCGAAGATAATTATAAGTTCGCAAGGGATAGAAATAATTATAATTATATGATTTTTTTAGAAAAAAAAAAAGACTTATTTAACATATATAGAGAGTCGAAAACCCTTGATGCATTATATGAATACTTAAATTATAAAAATACAGATTATTCTCATATTCCAGATATATATACATATGAACATATTAACTTGGAAGAAAAAGTTAGAGTTGTTGTTCCAAATGATGATAATAAAGTTAAGGTCAAGGTATGTAAGGATGGCAAAGTTTTAAACCCTATAACAAATCGATGTGTAACCGACAAAGCAAAAAAAGTAGTCAAGAAGGATGATGACGATAAGGACGACGATAAGGATGTTAAGAAGAATGTTAAGAAGAATGTTAAGAAGGATGATAATAAGGTGAAGGATTGTCCTCCAGGCAAAGTTCTAAATCCAAAAACAAATAGATGTATCAAAGATGTTAATTACAAGCCATAAGATGAGTATTTATTGATTCATATTTTCGAGTGATTAATAATTTTCTTTTCGAACTGTGTAAATAGGAGATATTATGGACAAAGATAGGACATTTAAAATAAACTGGATTAGTTTTTTTGTGGCATTTTTATTAGGGATTTTTTATGTATATATTTCATCGCCACCTATAAGAAATGTTATAAAATACCCGACACCTTATAATGCAAATAAAATAGTATATTTAAATCATAATAGACAATGTTATAAATATAATGCAGAAGAGGTTAAATGCACTGAATCATCAATCGCGCAACCTATAATATAATTATTTTATAATTATAATATTTATTTTTTAAATTTTTATAGATTAGAATATAAATGAATAAAAAGAAGGTTGCGCGAGTGCCTATTACAGGGATAAGAGTAACAATAGACAGATTATTTTATGATGAGACAGGGCAAATGATAGTGAGTGCTCTATTTGGTCTTGCATTAGCTTTATTGTTTAGACGTATATGCAAGGATAATTGTGTATTATATTCAGCGCCAGATATTCAAGATATTGAAGGAAATATTTTCAATTTAGAAAATACCTGTTATAAATATAAATCTTATCCGGTTAAGTGTAATTCTATAGATAAACCATTGGAACCCTATGATATTAATAAAACACCTGATAATCTAATCATTGTTCCCGGTTTTTTTGAAAAAATATTTTCATCTACTTAATATTATATAGTTTGGCGTTTCATTTTTTGCATTAAAGTTTTCATTTCTTGTTTCTCTGTTTTTCGCCGTTCTTTTGCATTATTCGTGACGCACTTGTGGAGGTGATGTTTTAATTTACACCAGTTACAATCTTCAGGTGTCTTATCTCCCTTTTTCATTATTCTTTTACAAGAACAGCAAGGGGTAGGTGAGATAGATTCGTTTATGTTTGACGAGGTTGAGGATGAGTTACTCGATTGTTTAGGAGGTGAAGGAATATCATCTATTGAAAATTTAGTATTCGTTAGACGAATATGTCTGCGAGGTGAATTACGAGGTTGTTTAGGAGGAGAAGGAATATCATCTATTGAAAATTTTCTATTTGTTCGAGATTGTTTAGGTGGCGAAGTTCGAGCTTGTTTAGGAGGTGAAGTTCGTGCTTCGATTATTTTGTTTTTAATCTTTTTTCGCATTACTTGCGGAGGTGAAAGTTCAGCCATCGTAAATCCTCTTTTCTTTTTTTGTAGATGCAATATTTCGGTTTTTCCTCTTTTCTTTTTTTGTAATTGCAATAATTCTTTCATTGTTAATCTCTTATTTTTCATTTTAGGCGGAGGTAAAATATCCATTATTGTAATTTACTATTTATACGACGTTCTAATTATATTATATTTTTTATTTACAAAACTACATATATATTCGCGTAATATAATTTATATTGAATATATTATATATCAATAGAAAGAACAATAATAATGTCAACACCTATAAGTACTTTGCCTTTAAAAACACAACAAATTAATGTAGAAAATAATGATATTAATGACCCTATCGTTCAAGATGTATTAAATGAGTTCCAAGATGAATTAATGAATTCAAAACAACCTAATAAATCACAGCAAATGCAGCAACAACAACATATGCAACAACAACATATGTCGCAACAGTTCCCGTCAATGATTCCTCCGCCACAAAATACAAATTATAATTCAAGGTATAATGGTAATAAATATGATAATATATCGGCATATTTAGATACAGAAGTCGCAAAAAAAAGTTTAATATTAGTCATAATATCATTAGTAATCTATCATTCTGGTATTATTAATAATGTTTATGAAAAATTACCTGATTATTTACAAGATAATTTGAATAATTTTGATATATATATAAAATCGGCGTCATTATTTTCAGTTATATATATATTATATTTTTTTGAGTATATTTAATAACTTTGTCTTCTGTAATCCATGTTTAAATAATCATAGTTATTTTTAGCATTCATAACATTTGTAGCATTCACGGCAGCATTAGCGGCAGCATTAGCAGCAACATTCGCAACATTCGCAGTATTCGTATGATTCGTAGTATTCATAGGATAGAAGATATTTACTGAATTTGAAATTATATTAAAATATTTGAGGATGAAAAATATGCAAACAAAAACCGATGTAAATATTGCAAATATTGTTATACCAAATAATAATAAGTATGATAAGGGGTCATAATTTGATTTATTTATTACTACTATTGATACAACAATTATTGCATAAAATAGTACAAATAGTGAGAATATTGATATAAATAGATATTGATTTCTATAGGTTGCTGAATATGCCCATATTAATGTTCCATAAACTACTAATGTTAAAACCGAATACCCTAATATTGTAAATATTTTTTGCACAATTAGGTCATTCTCCTCATTTGAAACAAATAGTTCTTTCATTTTTGATAATCTCTTAATAATAATCTATATTTTATTATTTGGTTATAATATTACACCCTTGAAGATTTAAAATGAGACAAAACTTAATTTATTTTTATTAGGTAATTATAATGAAGCATAAAACAAAAGATTATAAATTATCAGCAGTTAAATATTACTTATCTAATAGTTTTAGTTTAGATTATGTTTGTAATATTTTTGGTTGTAAAAAACAATCATTAGCAAGATGGTCTACATGGTAATATCTTCTTAATATTATGGAAGTAATTTAATTCTTCTTTGGTTTTGCCTTTTTATATCCAGCAATTTGTTTTTGTCCACCTAATATTTGTTTGAGTATTGCTGCTTGCAGTTCTGCTTCTTTTTGCAGTGTTGCTTCTGCTTCTGCTTTTGCTTTTGCTGCTGCTTTTGCTTTTGATTGTGACCTTTCTATTATTTGACTTAAAGAATATGCACTTGGTCCATATTTTCCATGCGTATTCTGATGATGTGCTTTCTTTAAAAAATGTGGACCGTAATTTTGTCCAAATTTATTGATATTTTTTCTATCATTTTCTATTCTTTTACTTTGGGTATTACTATTACGGATAAGTCTATTAACTTTTAGCTTATCAGTAATAGACTTACTAGGAGGGGGCATATAACGGAGTTCTGAATTCATATATTATATATTCTAATCTATTAAGATATTTTAATTTAAAAAAATCAGGATATGAAACCTATTTAGTAGATGAATTTATAACAAGTTGTAAATGTTGTAATTGTAATGGCGAAGATTGTGATAAGTTTATGTTAAGAGAAACCCCTAAACCTTGGAAAAAAAATTATGCTCTTGTACATGGTCTATTACGCTGTAAAAGCGGTTGTGGATTATGGAATAGAGATACAAATGGTGCTAAAAATATTTATAAGATATCATACAATCATATAAATAATATAGAAAGACCTATGTATTTAAGTAGAAGCAAAAAATCAGGAACATTACACGATGTTCCATAACCAAAATTTACACGCTTTGAAATAAGCGAACCTTGAAGTATATGAAATTAAATTTTATATTTTTATAAAGTTTTGTCTCATTTTAAATCTTCAAGGGTGTAAATCATATGATAGGGTTCCTAAATATGTATTTTGAGAATCATATCCTCTAATATGTATGTTTTTATTATCTAATCCTTGAGAACCATATACATCCTCGTTATATACACCTTTTTCAACGCCATGCATTTCCTTGTTATATTCATTCGGATTAAAAATATTGGATTGTGCCGCAAGAAGGTTTTCCTCTGTAATATAAGGGACCATACAATTGTCCCCTATACTTATATTACCTATATTATTGAATGCATTAAGTGAATTTTTTTTACTATGAACATGACTCATATTCATTATACACTTATCATCTGCTTCTACCACTGTTTTATCATTAATAACATCATCTGAATTACTCTTGCTACTGTCCTTATCACTATCATTTTTAATAATAAGTTCACTTGTATATATTCTAAAATATAGTGTCGAAAGACATATAGATAATATAAATCCAAATATATTATCAATAAGTAATAAGATAATCATACATGTCAGAGCCATGTAAAATTGTATCAGTAAATCCTTAAAAAGGTTTTTGAAGGGTATTTCTTTAATAATTATTATTACAGATAATAATATTAATGCTAAAACTCTTAAAGAAGTAATAAACATAATAATTTTTTAATCTTCTACTACTATAATCCATATAAAAAAATGATACTTATATATATATGTATTTAATAATTACTATTAATATTACTATTAATGTATTCTTCAATCTTATCTAAAAACGGCTATGGAATTTTAAAGTCAGAATTAGATGAATACAAGCTCGAAAGTATAAGAAAAGATTTAACGATGACGCCAAAAGTCAATTTTGATATTGGAACATCAAAATCAAAAAATAATAATTCAACAGCAGAGGAAGTTACATTTAATCTATATAGTGAGAATGAAAAACGAATTTATATTCCAAGATATTATGGATTGCAAAAGTATGGTTTGCCTGCATTATGTAAATTAACATGTGGCAAAGATATAGATATAAAGTTTGTAGGTAATATTAGGGACACACAACAAGAACCAATTGACAACTTTTTAAAAGCAGCGCGCGACCCTCTGAAAATGGGAGGTATTATATCTGTTCCCTGTGGATTTGGCAAAACTATTATGAGTTTATATATTGCATGTCAATTAAAAAAGAAGACTATCTTTATAAGTCACAAAGATTTCCTAAATCAACAATTTATAGAAACTGTTAATATCTTTGCGCCCGATGCAAAGATTGGAATAATTAAGCAAAGTAAAGTAGATGTCGAAGGCAAAGATTTCATTATTGCATCTCTACAATCTCTTGCGATGCGCGACTATGATCCAAGTATTTTTGATGATATTGGTTTTGTAATTATTGACGAAGTTCATCATACAGGCGCACAAGTATTTTGCAAAGCATTCAGGAATTTAAATAATCCTGTAATTCTTGGATTATCTGCAACATTAAATAGGAAAGATGGAATGCGACGTGTATTCGAATACTATATAGGAAAATCTGTATATACTTTGAAAAATAAGGAATTCTGCGATGTTAATGTGCAGGTTCATAAATATTTTGAAACACATATTGATTATTCAACTGTTAAACTTATGTGGAATGGGAAAGAGAATGGCGCAGGAATGATTAATAATATTTGCTCATTTATTCCAAGAACTGAATATATAATTTCAATATTAATAAATATTTTGAACGAAGAACCTGAAAGACGTATTCTTATTTTAAGTGAACGCAGAAATCAATTAAAGGATTTTGAGAAATTTATTATTGAAACTAATATAGCAAATGGCAGTTACGGATATTATGTTGGAGGTATGAAGCAAGATGACCTTGCAAAATCAGCAGAAAAACAAATAATTCTTGCAACATATCAATTGGCTTCAGAAGGTTTCAATGTTCCTTCTTTAAATACAATAATATTCGCAAGCCCTATTTCTGATATTCAACAATCGATTGGCCGTATTCTTCGCGAAGTTCCCGAAAAACGTAAGTATGTTCCATTGTGTATTGACATACTTGATGATTTCTCTATATTTAAACGCAAAGGTGCAGCCAGATTGAAGTTTTATAATAGTAATAAATACAAAGTATCCTATTATATTGATAATGAAAAAATAGAACAGGAATGCAACGACAACAATAACGAAGATAATGATGGTAATGACACATATAATAAAAAGAAACTAAAGTTTATTGAAGATGACTAATCCTTCAATATAATAATATAATAATAATATAATAATATAATAATATAATAATATAATAATATAATAATATAATAATATAATAATATAATAATATAATAATATAATAATATAAT